TTTCCCCCGATACGTCAATCGTGATGGTGGTGCTGCTACCGCCCCCTGTGCCTGCGACGTATGTTTGCGTGGCCATGGCCTAAGCCCCCGTGGGCTTAAAGCGCGTCTGCGGCGGCTGTGGCTGCTGCTTGTGCCGTAACCTGCATGGCCCGGAAGTCGGTGACAACCTTTGCCGCCTTGGCCCCAAGGTCTTGCCACTGCGGATCGTCAGGATTGGCCGCGACCTGCGCGTTGATGAACTGAACGGCAGGTCCCCAATCGCCGACCATTCCGGCCAGCTTCGTGGAATGACGCTGCAAGCCCACAACATCGCGCTTTACGTTGTTAAAATGGCCTGTCGCCTCGGCAACGATTGCATCAATCGCGGCTTCGGCGGTCAGGTAATTGTCAGGTGTGAAAGACATTGCTCTTCTCCTTACGCCGCGTCACGAATGGTGGTGGCGGTTGTGACCTTGGCGCGATTGACCAGATTGGGTATGGCTTACCTATTAGGCAGGGTCGGGGATGCCGATGGTAACAGACGTCAACGTGAACGTGTTGCCCGAAGTAACGGCTTGGGAAGCACTTAGCGAACCAGTTGCCAAAAGACGGCTACTAACGGTGTCCACAATGGCATAGTGCGATGCAGTGCCAGTCCCGGTCACAGAACCGTCAGAAATGGCCGCAACAACAACCTCACGCCCGCCGCCAGTGCGGTCCTGCGGCGCACCGATTGACAGCGACGTGCTGTTGCCCAGCGTGACGGTTGAAACGTTGGCAAAGCTGGTCGCTTCGGCAGACGTGATGTGGATTGCATTAGCCTCAGTGTCTAGGACGGTCAGACCGTTGTCAAACACTCGGTTGTCAAGTGTAGCCATATTAAATTATCCCTCTTGCGTGGGTTGAGTTTCTTGTGTTGCTTGACCCACGTCCGGGTCGTAGTTCAATTCAGCGATATCCATAAGGTCTTGGATAACCTCTGGGTGAGTGCTAACATCAATATTAGCGCCGTTAAGATTACGCAGGAAGGCTGCAATCTCACGGAGATCATGTGGGGCGACATCCCCAGCTTCAATCTTGGGCATTAGGTCAAAGGGCAGACCATTCAACTCCCAGAGACGCTCGACCAACTGCTTGTTGAGAACGTCTACGATTGCTTGGATGTAACTCTCAAGCGCACGGAGGAACAGGTCTGTCTTCGACTTGGAGAGAGCATAGGAGCCGCCCTGCGATCCAAGCAGAAGAAACTCAGACAAGACTGAACGAGCAATGTCATGCTGGTAACGACGAACAATGGGGTCAATGTCGATATTACGCTTACCATTAGACGCCATCAATTCAACATCAACAAGGCGTATATTAGTAGGTGCACCATCCTTGTCGGGGTAAGTATCCGACGGGAGAATAATGTAACCTTGCTCGTTGAACTTCACATCACGGAGGATCTGACGTAGGTTGTTTACGAAGCCAGCTTGTGCGGAAGTCGCATCATTAGAGAGGTATTCAGCGGGGATACGGGCGACAGGAATACCTGCCAGTTCACGTTCCACAGCGATAGCCTCAATAGCTTGCAGATTGTTAAGATACTCATAAGAAGTATAAGCATTACGAAGCACAGAACGACCAGAAGGGTCTCCATTGATGCTCGTAGTGCGATAATACAGAGACTTGTTGACTGGAATATAGTGAGACGAATTAAAACGACCAGTATCTTGATAAAGACCCAGAACGTCACCTGAAATCTGGTCAACATTGAACTTATTAATAGTCCAAGGGGCACGAGAGGCAATCTTACGGACACCAATACGACCATCAGTATACTTAGACCGCTTCTTGGGGTTGGTAGTCTGCATCCCTTCACGGCGCTTATACACAACCTCGAACCATGCGAACCCATACGACAGAAAAGAAAGGGCTTCAGCAATATGGTCGTCAAGGGAATGGTCCATGTCATCCAAGACACTCTTAACGAACTCAGCTTCAGCCTTAGCTTCAGCACTGTCATTAGCTGGTTTAACATTCAGCTTGACATCACGCAGAACCTGCTCAGTGGCATACATAACTGCACCAACTGTGCTGTCATTATCCCGCATTTCACGATACTTACGGACAGCCTTCTTACCGCGCAACTCAGGAAGAAACTCGTCAGCCCTAATTTGGCCGTTGGTTACATTGTCACCTGCAACACCAAGGGTCTGCTTGGCTTGCGTCTCTGAGAGCTTCTTGACCATAATGAGTGCGTCTCTATATTAGCGGCTAAGACCCTTTGCGCTAGAGTAAGCGAGGGTCAACTGGGGTTTGGCGTATCCGTTAAGTGATAGGTCTGTCAAAGCCCATACGCAGGCATCTAATCTGTCTGGGGAGCCAATCGACCCTAATGGTTCCCACGTTCTCATCTGAGTTTCTAGTTCGTTTAGGCTTGCCCCATCGGGAGGGTTTGAGACATGCTTAACAAGACCACGCTCATATAGGGCAGATATAGGTTCAGCACGGGCATATTTACCACGAGATGCACGAACAGCTTTGTAAGGAATTGTTTCATCTTCGCCATGAATTGTCTGCTTGACCATATCCCCGCCCTGATTGACTTCAGCGACAATACGATCAGCGTTATACTGATGGTAGAGGGAAATAGCTTTAGAGGCCCAGCCTTGTGGCGACAGCTTATCGGTATAATCACCGAGAACGTAAGCTACCCCGTTCACATCTACACCAGCAACGACAATACCTGTCATGTCACTTTCAGCGTTAGATGTAATAGCGGGGTCTAGGGCAACGACAATACGGTTAAGGTGGGGGACATCTTCATGCTTAACTGATGCCTGATCTAGCATGTCAGTAGTCCACAGAGCGCCTTCAGCTTCCTCTAGGACTTCAGCGTAAAGTTCCTGACGACCAAGCCTAGTTCCTTCATACTGCTCCTTGACTGCCTTAAGATAAACTGAGGCGAGGTTAGCAGCATTGTCGAAGGTTGAACCCGTCGTCACATGCGTGTTAGTATCCTTCAGGATCTGACGGACTAACTTGGTTGGCTTAGGGGTCGTTGTGACCATAATACGGGGATGCTTACCGAGGCGCATACAGAACTGAAGCATTGCCCAAGTGTCAATGTCTTTGTTCCAAGCAGCTAACTCGTCACACCAAGCAGCTTCAAACTGGGGACCACGGAGACGCTCAGGTTCTTCAGCGGAGAAGAACTGGACCTGTGCACCGTTTTCCCAAGTGAGCGTCCTCTTGGTAGGCGACCACTCAGGGTATCCCATCTTCTTACCTGCGTAGGTCTTATCACCTTCCCAGCAGACATTAAGGAACCCTGATTCACCCTTTACCATAACTCGTTCAATATCGGAGTTGGTAGCAGCTACAGCAGCAATACGCTTAGATCCCTGCTTAACCTTCTCCCTGACCCACTCAACACCCGCACGGGTCTTACCGAAACCACGCCCCGCGTTTACCAGCCATGTGTTCCAGTCTCCGGGAGGCTCTATTTGTTCGGGCCTTGCCCAAAAAGCCCAAGTGTGCTTCAACTCGTCTACTTTTTTAGGTCCGAGGGCATCTAGAACTTCTTTCAGTTCGTCTTTAGGTAGTTTACGAAGGTCTTCGGAGTGTATGGGAAGTCCGTTCTGGGTCATTAGATATACCTTGCGTATAGACCCTTGTGCTGCTTTAATTTGCCAGTTGCTGTCGCTGCTAAATGTGCCTGATGATAACCATTGTTCTTAGCCCAACAACGTATTACAACACTCTCAGCAATTAAAACGCCAGTATCGGCAGAGTAAATATTAGCTAACCTTGCTCTGGGGTGTTTATCCCCGGCGTATTTACCTTTTCGTGCAGCAGACTGCTTCTGTCGGGTCTCTTGTGAAGCTACCTGCCCCTTATTCCAACCGCCCATTTCAGGAGGTTTTCCTCCGCCTTTTACCAAATTCCAACCCATACGATCAGTGGGTCTTAGGCAGAGTTCTTCCCAAAGGGCAGCTTCTACACTGTCGTGTGAAGAAATAATGCTAAATTTAACTTTGTGTTTGCGTATTGCACTGTGGAGATAAGGGTTTTCTTTTCGGCTCTTATGTTCGGCCCAACGTGCCTTTGGGTTAACCGAGACCCCAATATAACCCTCATCAAGACCCATACCATCCGTGTGTATGTGATAAACGTAGCAGGTCACTCGTCATCCTTACGCAACAAATTCATAAGTGCATCGACAGCACTCTCGTCAGTGTCTTCGTCAATACCTTCAGTGGTCTCAACCGTCTCTTTCGGGGACCAACCACCCTTACTACGAAGAAACAATTCTTGGCTCTTGAAGTCACCCTCTAGGGCTTGGTCAATGACCTTCTTACCTACAGCAGCATTAATACGCGCACGTTCACTGTGAATGCTTGTGCCATAAATCTTATAAAGAGTAGAGAGAGACTTGGGGGCACCCTGTAGATGCTGCATAGAAGCTAACATCTCACGGATACCAACACCCCCCTGAATGCACTCAAGGATATGCTTCTCTACATTCTTGCTGTAGGGTAGGGGATCGTATGCCATCTCGTCACTTCTTCGCTTCGCTCATTAAGGGGCTTCGCC